TTACTAGTTTTAGTATTTTTACTAGTTTTAGTATTTTTACTAGTTTTAGTATTTTTACTAGTTTTAGTATTTTTACTAGTTTTAGTATTTTTACTAGTTTTAGTATTTTTACTAGTTTTAGTAGTTTTAGTATTTTTAGTATTATTCAATGTATTATCTAAATATTTTAAAGAATTAGATATTAAATTTTTATTTTTTGATGTAAAATAAGTCAAGTTAAAAACAACAAAACTGATTAAAATATAATAAATATTCACCATAAATATTATATTATATGTAGAAAACAATTATTCAATATAAATTTGATGTTAATTGTTTATAATTATTTTTTTATATAATATAATAGTATAATATTTATGTCTAATAAATCTATAATAGATGATAAAAGAAATATATATGTAAATGTTCAACAAAAAATAGAACCAATTAAACTTATATATAAATATAGTAATAATAATCATAAGAGTCAATATTTAATGTATATTTTCGTAGGAAAAATAGGTAAAAGATATGAAAGTATATTAAAAAAAATAGAAAAATTAAATTTATATGATACATTACTTACATTAAATAAAAAAGAAGAAAAAGAATTATGTGATATATTTGGCGACACATGGATAATTAAATTTTTCAATATATATCATATTAGTGGATTTATAAACAAATTAGAAAATAATTCAAAAATAAAGAAGGATTTATTAAAAAAATATGATGACAAATGGATTACTAATTTTATAAATAATTTTAAGAACAATATAATATTGAAGAAAATAAATTATTCTTATTCTGAATTAGTTAAATTAGAATATAAATACATGATGGGTAAAAAATTAGATAAAATTATAATAAATAATGATGATATTCAATTTGAAGAGAAAAATAAATATTCTTCTTCTAGTAATATACTTTATAAATTACCAATTATAAATAAAACTGGTGGAGGATATTTACCTAATATAAATGATAATAATATAAATGATGATTATTATAAAAAAATATTACAAAATGGTGGAGACGGTGGAGAAAGCGAAGATGAATATTTTGAACCAGAAGATTTAGACGATCAGATAGAAATAAATGAACAAGAAGATGAAAATATGTTAGATCCAGATTCTTTATATAAATTTGGTGAATCAGATAATGAAAATGAAAGTGAAAATAATGATTTAATCTCAGAAGAATTATCAGATTACGAAGATTTGATTAAAATATATCAAACCGAAGAAGTAGATAAAAATGTAAATAATACTGCTACATTAATATCGAATATATTAAATGATAATAAAATAATAGAAAAAAAAAAATTATATATGGCTAAATTTGATGATTCACATGATAATGATATTGATAATAATGATTTATCAAATGTATATGAGAAAATATTTATTTATAATCAATATTTATTCAAAGATGATACAATTAAAACAATAAAAAATAAAATAGCTTCTTCCATAAGATTAAATAATAAATTTGGATCTATAAATTTATTACCTTCTAGATTATATTTATGGTCTGAATATATTATTAATAATAAAATTGAAAAAGTAATGTTAGGTCAAAAATGGCTTAAGAAAAATGAATTATTAAATTTAGATGTAGAACCATTATCACTAAATAAATATTATAATTTAGAAGGTCCAATAAAAAATCTAAGAGAGTTATTAAAAATATACAGTAGTAAGATAAGAAGAGAAGATGAAGATACGAATATATTATATGATTATTGTGATTATATATTAAACGACACGATATTCATGGTTGATATATATAACGAGTTAGGATTAAATTTTGATATAAATAACGAGCAATTAACAAATTTAACAGATACGTATATAAAGATATATTTTCCGAAGATAAAGATCGAAGATATTCAAGATATAATAGGTTTATTAAATAAGAAGAATAGTAAGAATGAAGAACAACGAAACAAGAATACATTTGAAACGATATACAATGATATAATAATAGAGAAAGAAATAACAGAATTAGTAGAACAAACAAAATTTGACAAGAAAGAAGAATATTTAAAATTATTTGATAGTGGAAATTTCATAACTCAATCTCAGATTCAATTAAATTTAATAATATACGATGATCAATTAGAAGAGGAGAATAAAGAAAATTTAAAATTATTAAATAAAAAGACAGGAGAGTACGGAACGATATTTTTACCTAAATTAGATTTATTTAGGATATTCAATGATTTTACGGCGGACGAAGATTATCCATTTATTCAGTATCAAATTCCGGGTGGTGAAATAATATTTAAATATTACGATGAATATATGTATGAATTTTCAAAATCCAAATACAACATAGATATTTTAACAAAATGGTTTGAAAATTCTCCATCTGGATTATCATTTAAGGTTAAATTAAATGATAAGAATAATAGTAATAAATTAGATCATGATAAATTCATGGGTATAAATATAGATGAAATAGGTAAAATTAATTTTAAAACTCAATGGAAAGAAGAAGATTCTGCTAATATAAATGATGTTTTTGATACATATAATTATGTTAAAAAATTAATTAATAAAATTAATGAAACACTGGTGAATCATCCTAGAAAAATATCAATTAAAGTTCCTGAAGATTACGAATTTAGATTTTCTTTTATTAATTGTATTCAAAAATTTAATTTACCAGATAATAAAATTATTGATCATAATGACTTTTCTGATTTTTGTGTATTTTTTTATCCATATATTTCTCTAGTAGTTGAACCTCGAAAGAGAACAAGTAAGATAACATCAGGTGAAGCTAAATCTAAATATGGATCATATTTAAGATATAAAAGAGTTACTAAATTTGAAAATCAAGCGAAAATCGAGCATAAAATATTATCATACATGAAGAACTATGATTTCGAAGATGATATTTTAGCTGAAGAAATTTCCAAGCAATTTAATATTACTATAGAAAAATCGAAAGAAGAAATTAGTAAAGTAAAAACAAAATTTCCTTCAGTTTCTAAAAATAGTAAGAATTTATTAAAATTAAGCGAAGAATTACCAAAATATAAAGCACCAGGTATTGGTATAGATATACAAGGTAAGATACCTGAAAAATATAAAATTAGAATAAGTGGTGCAAAAAATCAACATCAGTTGGAAAGAATATTAGTTTTTATGAATATTTTATTATATCTTTATTCTCAAACTTATTTACTTAAAAATCCAAAATATCAAATTATTAAAGATAAACTTAAAAAATTAACTAATATTGCTAAAAGACGTAATAAAGTAAATGATGTTGTTATTTTACAAAAAGAAACCAAAGCTATTAAAAAAATGAGTCAGATTGATAAAAAGAGAATTGGTTTTACACCTGAAGAAGGTATGAGTCAATATTCCAGATATTGTCAGAATTCTGGTGATGACAAGCGCAGGAGACCAACACAAACAGTAATGACAAATATATCTCAAATGATATCAAGTGGATATAAATTAAATAAGAAAACAGATGAATATGAAAAGAAGGTTATATTAAAAAACAAGAATAAAAAAAACGAGATAATTTTAAAAGCGATTAGAATATCTGACAAAGATGATACTACAGGAGCTGTTAATGATATATTTTATACATGTGATCCAGAAGACAATGGTGAACATATGTTTGTTGGATTTTTAACGAGAAGTAATAATCCTTTTGGTGAATGTATGCCATGTTGCTTTAAGAAAAATCCGCTAGATACTAAAAAAAAAGAGAAACAAGATTTTTATAAAAAATGTTTACAAGGTGTATCTGAAAAAGTTGATGAAACTTCTACAGGTTTTGTTGGAGATATCTTATATATTTTACAAGATACCAATAAAATCCAAGAAGGAAGAATTGCATATTTACCAAAATACATAGATATAATAACAAATTTACTTTTAAAAAAAACAAAAGAAATTAAAAATCATTATTTATTAAAAACAGATAGTTTTTATTTTAAATATGGTATTAATCAAGAAAATTATTCATTTTTAAATACATTAAGCACTATTTTAAAATTATCAATTTCTGAAATTAAATCTATTATAATTAATTTTTTTAAAAATGATACAGACGAAAATTATTATTTTTCACTTAATGATGGTGATATTCGAGCTGAATATAAAATAAATGATTTTATTAGATTTATTAATGATGAACAATTTATTGATTTTTATTATCTTAAAGATATTATTAAAATTAAAAGATTATTTACAAAAAATGGTATAATGCCTATAGTTTTTAATAAAAATATTTCAAGTGATTTAATAAAAGATAAAGAAAAAATAAAGGAAGATTTTTACTTAATGATTGACAAATCAAATGTAACTGATTATAAATATTATTTAGACATGTTAAATACAAAAGATTTATTAATATTAATAAAGGATGGAAAATTTTATTATCCTTTAGTTGAAATTAGTAAAAATGACACCAATACGAAAGAAGTAGTAATTAAAAAATTGTTTAATAAAAATGATAAACAAGATATAGAATTAATTGATTTTATTATTAATTTTTATTCTAAAACTATTGAAGATATTAATAATGATTATTACAAAACACATACTTCAGCCAGAGAAACATTTGTATTAATGAAAGATATTAAAGATCTTAAATTTATTATAACACATCAAGTAGTAGATTCAAGATACAAAACGAAATATTTAATTACAAAGAATAATTATATAATTCCTGTTTTACCATCAGGAATAATTGAAAATATACCAATTATATGTATTAATAATAGTGAATATAATAAATCAGATTGTTTTTCAAAATTAAAATTTTATAATATTGAAGAAACTAATTATTATTTAGAAGAATTATATAATTTAACTAATAAAAAAATGAATCTTAAACCTATCGGATTATTTTATGACAAAATTAATGATAATGATTTAGTTAATATTATTGGAATTACTACATCTAATAATGATTTTGTACCTATTTCTAACGTTTCTATCGATAAAAAATATCTTGATGAAAATAAAATTATATATCAACATAGACCACTTTATCATGAACTTGATCAAAAATTAGCATTCTATAACAAAGATAATTTTGAAGTAATTGATCAACGAATTAAAAATGTTAATAAAATAAAATATATTGACGAAGCATACCAATTATTTAGATTTGAATTAAGTAATATTCTAAGTAATAAAAATTTTAATGATTATAAGATACAAATTAAAGAAGCTATAAAAAATAAAAATAGTTCTAAAATACAAAATATAATAAATAATATTTGTATTAATAAACTTGATAATAAATTATTTAATAAAGATAATTCTATTAGTAATGAATTAGTTAAAATTATTAAAGAAATACCTAATTTAGACTATTATAAGGTAAATAATCAAAGAAATATTTGTTCTACATTAGATAAAAATAAATGTGATACTAATCCACATTGTATTTCATATAATGAAAATAAAGTATCAAAATGTTCATTTGCATTAACTGATAAATTGTTAATTCAATTTATTAAGAGAATTTCAATAGAGATAGTTGAACAAGAAATAAAAGGATTAGAATTATTAAAAGAGAAAAAATATTATGTTTCAGATATTGTTGATTATAATAATTTTACTGAAAAAAAGGGACAAAAAATTATTAAAAGTTCTAATACTAATTTACAAAAAATATTAACAAATATATTTGGTAAAGAGCATATTCCTAAAATAGGTAGAAGGTTTATTAATAAAAAATTAGAATTTGATTATAATACTTTACAATTAGAACATCCATTAAAAGATATTAAAGATGCATATGTTCAAAATATTATACCTTATAATTATTCAATTTTAAGAGCATATATAAATGGTTTTTATTGGATAAAACATAATTTATATACCAATGATAATAGAAACTTAGGATATTATTCAGATTTACAAAATGAATTAGTTAATATGTTTCGATCATTTATTATTGATTGGTTAAATATACCAAATAATATTGAATTATTATGTAAAGTAGATAATTCTAGTAAAAATATTATAAAAAATAATATTTTATTTATGGAAAATAACAATAGAGTAGTTATTAATAATTATATTATTAAATTTATTGATTCAAATATTGAAAATAATTTAGGATTATTTGAACTTTTTATTTTAAATCATATTCATTTAATACCAATATTAATAATGATTAATAATATTCCTAAATATTTCATAAATAATCATGAAATTATTAATGTAAAAGATACTAATAATGATGAATATAATAATTCCAAAAATATTTGTATAAATTTAGATATTTCTAATGAAAATGTTTATCCTAATATTATTGAAATTATTTATTATAAATAATAAAAATATATTTTATTTTTAATATACGTTTAATTTTCTAATCATAATTTAATGTCCGAAGAAAATACGTATGATAATAATATTATAAATAATATAGAACCAATTAAATTAACTGAAAATCAAAATTCATATGATAATTTATTATTAAATAGTGAAATAATCAAGATATCAACTGGTGATAATATTATTTTAAAAGAACTTATAAATAAACAATTAAAAAATGTAAATATTCATAATAAATTAAAATTTAATGATATTAAAAGAATCAGTAAATTTATTAGATCATCAATTTTTGATGAAAATAATTGTTCATTATGGCATGGATATATTACAAATGATAATAATAGTTCAAAAGGAACTTATATTAATTTTTATTTTAATAAAAAAAAAATTGCATTACATCGTTTATTATACGAAAATTATGTGGATTCAATAAATGACGACGAATATATTAAATTTACCTGTATAAATAAAGGTAAATGTTGTAATATTAATCATTTAAAAAAATTTTTATATAATAATAAAAATATTATAAATCCAAATTTAAACAATAATATACAAAATAATATTAAAATTAATTTAGACAAAGATAATTTAACAATTGAATTTTAAGATAATTTATAAATATTTTATAATATTTATAATATATATGATATGAATAATAATAATATTAATTTAGGAGGATTTCCTCCAATTTACGTTGTTTCATTAGTTAATGATTCAAATAATATTAAAAATATAAAACAATTTTCTAAAGATAAAGTTGATAATAATAAAAATTTATTAAATATTTTTAATATTAAAAATATATTAAATTCTGTTAAAAATAATAAATAATAAATAATTTTTATTTATTATATTATTTATTATTATAATTATAAATAGTAATGTTTTCTAATATAAATAAATCTATTATTAAGACATCTATCGAATATTATGATTCTTATCAAACAAAAATTGATAATATTCTTAATAATACTGAATACATTAAAATAATTGAAAATAATAATATTACTAATCAAATTATATTTTATGATAAAAATAAAAAAATATTGCTTAAATCTTCTTATGAAATTCTTTCTTTATATTTACCTGAACAACAAATATGGAAATGGTCTTGGAGTATTCCTACAATTTCAAAAAAATATACATATATCACTAGAAAATTAATAGATTATGCATTATCATTAGTTGATTTTAATGATATATTTATTAAATCAATATTAACTAATTCAAAAATTAAAATTGAAAATGATATTCAGTTAGATATTTTATTAGCATTATTTTCTAAATTTACTAAAAAACCATTTATTTTCAAATATTTAGTAATACCCGATATTCCTAAAGTAAAAATAAATAATGATGAGTTTATACATTATAAAGAAATCATTACTAATAAAAAATATGATAAATATAAAAATAATTTAGTTCAATATTTTATTATTATCGATTTTGAATAATTTTTATACAAATTTATTATACATTTATAGAATTAAATTTAAATTAGTCGTATATCACTTAAATTTTCATCTGTTGAATATATACTTTCTCTTGATGATAAATTTGTACTTGTAATATGATTTGAAAATATTATGTAGAATCCACATATACCAAATATTATTGCTATAATGTAATATGAATTTATATCTAAACTTATTATATTTGGATCGTTTTTATCATAATATATTGTAATAGTCTTACCTAATTCTAAATTATGTGTATGTCCTAATGTTATTTGTTTATTAAATTGATTATTGTCAACATTATATATCAATGTAACATATTTAAATAAATTATCTGAATCTATATTAGTAATAGTTGCACTAGTTGTATTGTAACAAGTTACTAAATATACAAATACTAATCCAACTACTATTAATATTATTCCTAAAAATAATTTTATATTACTACTATTATCACCACCACCTTTTTGAGAAATTAAATTATATATTTTTAATTTATTTAAATCGTTGAAATTATCTACTATCCCAAAAATATTATCTATCATTATATATTTAATTTATATATATTATTTTTAATAATTCAAAAAATATCCTATTATATAATTATCTTATTAGATTATTATATATTATAAAAATTTATTTATTTTTTAGATCCTTTTTTAGATCCTTTTTTAGATCCTTTTTTAGATCTTCTTTTGGCACCACCTCTTAATTTAGATCCTTTTTTAGATCCTTTTTTAGAACCTTTTTTAGAACCTTTTTTAGCACCACCTTTTAATTTAGATCCTTTTTTGGAAGCTTTTTTGGAAGCTTTTTTGGAAGCTTTTTTGGAAGCTTTTTTGGATGCTTTTTTGGATCCTTTTTTAGCACCACCCATCATTTTAGATCCTTTTTTAGAAGATTTCTTAGATGTTTTTTTGGAAGCTTTCTTAGAGGATTTCTTTTTAGCACCACCAGCTTGAGGTTGAGATGGAGATTGAGGTGATGATTGACATTTAATAGCATCATACTCTTTTTGAGCATTATCTAAATCGTTGTTAGCTTGTGTTTGAGCGTTGACCATTCTTTTTAATTTTGCTGTAGCATTTATACATTTTCTGTTTTTTAACTCTTTATCAACACAATTGTTATACTCTTTATCATTTTCTGTTTGAGCTTGATGAGGATTTTGTTTTTTTTCCTGACATATTTTGGAAGCTGCTTCTCTATCTATTACGGAATTACTACCAGAAATAACTGCTTCTTTTGCTCTTTGCCAGAAGCTACTACCACCTTCCATTAAATCTTCAGGCATCATATGTGATTGTTTTTTCATAGAAGATTTTCTAGATTTCTTTGATGATTTCTTGGATGATTTCTTAGATGATTTCTTGGATGATTTTTTAGCTCTTTTTTTTCCGCCAACTAATTCATCAACTACTAACTCATTGGTATTGTTGATATTTGTTTCATAAGTAGAAATAATTTTACTTTTTGTCATATTATATAAACTATAGTATATAAAAAAATATATTTTATATATTTTTAATTTATAAATATTAAACGTAAATTTATAATTTTATTTAAAAATATACATATTTTAGTAATCTTGTATACAAAATTTATCATAAATAAATTTAAAATATAAATTATATATTTATATAAGTAAGATAAATTATATAACATGAATAATATAAAAAAAACATTAACATATTTTAATAAAGGATCATTTGGATACATATTTTATGATATATTTAATAATATATATAAGATAACTAAATTAACAGATTATGATGTACATGACAATAAAATATATAATATATTAGAAAGAAATAATATAATAGAATTGATAATGTTAAATTATTTTATAAATGATAATATTGAAAAAGAGAATATTACTTTAGATGATAATTTACTAGAAAAAAATAATGAATTAATAGAAGATTATAAAATAAACAGTTATAATGATTATCATAACTTATTACAATCAAATAGAACACTTGTTTTTAAAAAAAAAGAAATTCGTAATTATTTTAATTTTTTAAATTTTTCTTCAAATAAATATAAAAATGGTGATAATTATATTATTGTAAATACATTTTATAAATTTAGTTCAGTTACTATTAATAGTTATTTTAATATTAAAAAAATTATTAATGACTTTAAAAATTTTAGTGAACAATTATTAATTGCTGTTGCTACATTACATCATAATGGTTTTTTACATGGTGATATTTCTACAAATAATATTATGATAAATAATGATAAACTAGTATTAATTGATTTAGGAGGTATTAAATTAATTAATTATAAGCATTATTTTAATACATGTACTCTTACATATAGATCTCCTGAAGATTTACAAGCGAATATATTACAAAATTTAAATAAAAACAATAATGTAAAATCTGATTTATGGAGTATTGGAATATTCCTAAGTGAAATTATTTTAGGTTATTCAATAACAAATAATTTATATAATAATTTAATTAAAATGAATATAAGTAATAATTTACTTGAGAAAAAAATATTAGAATATTATGATTCTAAAATTAATATTGAAATTGAAAAAAAAATATTAAAGTGTATGAATGATGCATATATTGATATTGACAATGAAAATTGTAAAGAATTATTGAGATTATGTAGAATAACTGAAAAATTATTAATTATTAATCCAGATAATAGATTTTCTTCGGTTGAAGAAGTTTATAAAGAAATTTTTAATAAAAATTTTGAATATAATTTTAAAAAAATATATACTTATCAAAATGATTTTATTAATAATGAAAAATTCTTTAATTTTAGAAAAAATTATTATTGTAATACAATAAGTATAAGTATAATATTTAATAATAATTTAATAATACCTTTTTTAATAAATTTATTAGATAGATTTTTTAATCAATTACTTAAAAATAATATTGATATATATAACTTTGATTTAAATAAATTAGAAAGTATCAGTTTAGCATCTATTTGTTTGTCATCTTTATTTATTATACACGATGATATAAATATAACAAAATTAGTTATTAATAGTAGTTCTATTAATACAAATATTTATGATGTTCAAAAATACATTATTTATATAATTTTAACTCTTAATTATGATATTTATAGACCATATAATATAATTAATAATGTTGATAATTTTGAAGATAATTTAGAAGAAATATATTATAATATTATTATTAATAATATTATTGATGCAACACCTGAATATTATATTGATCAATTTAAGGTGTTATAAATAAACAAACAATATTTCTTCTAAACTAGTATAGGTTTTAAGTTATATTATAAAATAAGGTGAATATACAAAGTTTAAATATTTTTTTTAAATATACCTAATTTTTTAATATATAAATAGGTACAATGTATATCTAAAAATAATTTATTTATTTCAGTTCTAGTATTTGATAATTT